GTTGGACCTGCCCGGACGGCGTCACGATGGTTTGGGTGTCTGCGAGCGCTGGCGGTGGTGGGGGTGGCAGCGGTGGCGGGCTATCGCAGCCGGGGGCGGGAGGCGGCGGTGGTGGAAACGCCGGTCAGTTTGTGATTGCGGAACCGATCACTGTTGTGCCGGGAACTGTCTACGCGATCACTATCGGCGGGGGCGGTGCGGCGGGTGCGACGGCGGCAAGCGGCACGGCCGGGAAAAATGGCGGAACCGGCGGGGTCACGCGTTTCGGCACCTTGCTGGGGCTCGCGGCTGGTGGCGGAGGTGCAGGTGGTGACATTACCACCGGCGCTGGTGGTTCTGCGGCCAGCTTGGGGGGTGGCGGTGGATCTGACGGAACCGATGCCCGTGGGCAGTACCTGGGTGGTGACGGCGGCTCTGGTGGTCCTGGCCCGTTCGGTACGGCCGGTGGTCGCGGTCGCGCCGGTGCGGGTTCTGGTGGTACTGGTCGTACCGGGAGTGGTTTTGGCTGTGGCGGCGGCGGCGGTGGCGCGGGGTATGGCACTGGAGGCGGTACTGCTAACGGCGGCGCTGGGAGTCCCGGACTCCCTGGCATTCTTATTCTGGAGTATTAAACAATGCGTTACGCCTACTTCGACCCGATCACCCGCGAGGTGATCGGCTGGTTTGATACCGAGGCTCTGGATTGCATCCTGCCTGACGCGGATCTGCTGGTTCCACTCTCTCAGGACGCGTGGGAAGCCAACGCGCATGAACCTCGCTGGGTGGATGAAAACCATGTGCTGAGCAGCACCCTGCCTGTTGTGCCGGTCAATCTCGATCAAATCAAGGCCAACAAGCTGGTCGAGATTAGCAGCGCGTGCGCCGCTGCCATCGTCGGCGGTTTTATGAGTAGCGCCCTGGGCGAGCCCTACACCTATCCATCCCAAGCGACTGATCAGTCCAATTTGATGGCGGCCGTGCTGTCCTCGCTGTCGGCCCCCGCCGAAAGCTGGGAAACGCCTGTCTGGTGCGTCGACGCAAAGGGTGCAGGGGCTTACCGCATGCACACGGCAGCACAAGTGCAGGCGGTGGGCAATGATTCGTTGAGTGCGCGCAATGCCGCGCTGACGCGCAAAGCAGCGCTTGAGGAGCGCATTCGAGAGGCTGTGATCGTCGAGCAGGTCCAGTCATCGAGCTGGCCAACCAAATAGGAGTCGGCGCTGTATCGCTGTCCTCCCTGAACGCCCCATAACCGGGGCGTTTTCGTTCCCGTTCTTTTTTCCCTTGGGCCTCGCTATGCGGGGCTTTTTCATATCTGGAGATTGGCTCTATGAGTTTCTTTCACGGCATCACCATGACGACCGTTGACACCGGGGCGCGCACCATCGCGCTGCCGTCGTCTTCGATCATCGGACTGTGCGACGTTTTCACCCCCAGTACCGCGCCTGATGTCTCCCAGTTGGCAGCAGTCAACGAGCTGAAGCTAATCACCAGCGAGCGTGAAGCCATTGCAGCCTGGGGCGCAGATGCGCCGATCACTAAGGCGTGCCAGGCGATCTTTACGCGGGCCAAGGCCGTTATCGTGGGGTGTGGCGTGGCGGCAGGTTCGACCGCTGCGGAACTGACATCGGCCGTCATCGGCGGTGTGCTCGCGTCTGGCAAGCGTACCGGCCTGCAAGCGCTGATCGACGGCAAGAGTCTTTTCAATGCCCAGCCGCGACTGCTGATCGCACCCAAGCATTCGGCCACGCTGGCCGTGGCCACAGCGATGGATGGTTTGGCTGCCAAGTTGCGCGCCATCGCCATTGTTGACGGGCCCGGTACGACCGATGAAGCGGCGATGGCCTACGCGAAAAACTTCGGCAGTAAGCGCATCTTCATGTGTGATCCGGGCGTTCAGTATTGGGACACCACGGCCAACAAGACCATTGATGCGCCTGTGTCGGCTTGGGTCGCGGGCCTCTTTGCCTGGACTGACACGGAGTACGGTTTCTGGGCGTCACCGTCGAACAAGGAATTTGTCGGCATCACCGGTACTACCCGGTCCATCGAGTACCTGGCCGGTGACGCGACGTGCCGGGCCAACCTGCTCAACAACGCCAATATCGCCACGATCATCCGCGACGACGGCTATCGCCTGTGGGGCAACCGCACGTTGTCCAGTGATGCGAAGTGGGCATTCGTGACGCGGGTCCGCACGCTCGACATCGTCATGGATGCGATCCAGGCAGGGCACAAGTGGGCAGTCGACCGCTCGATCACCAAAACCTACGTCAAGGACGTGACCGACGGCCTGCAAGCCTTCATGCGCGACCTGAAAAACCAAGGGGCGATCATCAATTTCGAGGTCTACGCGGACACCGAGTTGAACACTGCCAGCCAGCTGGAGCAGGGCAAGGTGTACTGGAACATCCGTTTCACCGATGTGCCGCCTGCCGAAAACCCGAATTTCCGCGTTGAAGTCACCAATCAGTGGCTGACCGAAGTCCTTGAAGCCGCTTAAGGAGCGCTCTACATGATTCCGCAAACCCTCTCCAACACGAACCTGTTCGTCGACGGTATCAACTTCAGTGGTGACGTGCCGGGGCTGACGCTTCCCAAGATGACCCTCAAGACTGAGGAGTACCGCGGCGGCGGCATGGCCGGTCCGGTCGAGGTCGACATGGGCCTGGAAAAGATGGAAGCCAGCTTCACGACCAATGGCGTGCGCCGCGAGTCGCTGAAATTTTTCGGCCTGTCTGATCAGACCGCCTTCAACGGCACATTCAGAGGCTCTTTCAAGGGCCTGAAAGGCGTTGTCACACCGGTGGTTGCTACTTTGCGCGGCATGTTGAAAGAAGTCGATCCGGGCGAGTGGAAGCCCGCCACCGTGGCGGAGATCAAGCACAGCCTCGCCGTCTCCTACTACAAGCTGGAAGTCGACGGTCGTGTTGTTTACGAGATCGACATGGTGAACATGGTGCGCGTGATCGACGGCGTGGACCAGCTCGCAGCAGAACGCGCCGCCCTCGGCCTTTAAGGAACGAACATGACTCAAGTAACTGGCAACAACGAAACCACTCCGCTGCCGTCGTGGATCGTCCTGACGGATTCAGGCGCGATCATCACGCTGAAGTACCCGGTGGAAATCAACACCGTGAAAGTCGACAAGGTAACAATGCGCGCACCTTGCGTCAGGGATACCCGCGCCGCAGCGGCCGCTGCCAATGGCAGCCCCGAGGCCCACGAACTCCACTTGTTCTGCAGCCTGATCGAGGCTGGCCGGGACGATCTGGACCGAATGAAACAGCGCGATTATCGCCGCCTGCAGGAAGGCTATTTTCGCCTGGTCGAAGAGGATGAATTGTAATCCCGAGACCATGAGACAGGCGGCGCGCAAGTTGGCAGCGGAGACGGGCTTTTCCGCTGCTGAGATCGAGGCAATGCCTTTCAATCGAATGTTGTGGTGGATCATGGATTGATCCCCCTTTGAACGCCTCGGGTGGTCTATGAGTGATAGTTTGAAGCTGGGCCTTGTCATCGGTGGCGCGGTCAGTGCAACCGTAGGCAAGGCCTTCAAGGACGTTGAGAGCCGTATCAAGGCGCTGGACGACAAAGGTGCCAAGGCTCGCGTCCTGCAGAGCACGATTGGCGAAACGATCAAGTTGCGCGAGGAGTGGCGCAAAGCCCATGCAACGGGCCAGGCCGGTGCGACCGCGTTACTGTCACGTTTGAATTCGAACCTCGATAGCCTCAAGGCGCAGGGCGTCGAGGTCGGACGGCTGAGCAAAGCCTATAAGGAAATGGGGCGCACGGCTCGTTCTGCGGAGTTGCAGGCCAAAGGCCGACGGCAGATGAGCGAGGGACGGGAGACGGTCAAAAGCTCGGTCGGGCAAGCCGTAATAGCGGCCGGGGCCTTGGCGATCCCGACGAAAGTCAGCGCGGACTTCGGGGCGATTGTTCGCGACATTGCGATCAAGGCTGGCATTGCCAACAAACCGCAAGAAGCGGAGATGTCACGAACCATCATCACGACCGCCCGTGATACCGGCATGGAGCGCAATCAGGTCGCTGACGTAGTCAATCAGCTGGTCGGTGCGGGTATGGAGCTGAGCAAGGCGCTGGAGTACGCCCCGGTTGCCGCCAAATTCGTGGTCGGTCAGGGTTCCGAAGGTACCGACACAGCGAAGATGATCAACGCCTTGGGGCAAAACGCCAAGATCACCGACGCCAAGGAAATGCAGCAGGCTCTGGAGGCCATCGCCTACCAAGGGCAGGCGGGCAGTTTCGAAGCCTCCGACATGGCAAAGTGGTTTCCGGAACTGTTGGCCAACATGGGCAGTATTGGTATCACCGGCATGGACGCGGTGACGCAGCTCGGTGCAATGCTGCAGGTCCAGATGAAGACGGCGGGCAGCTCTGACGAGGCGGCCAACAACCTGAAAAACTGGATGGGCAAAATCGGTGCTTCGGATACGGTCGATGCCTACAAAAAGGCCGGTATCGATTACGAAGGCTCAATGCAAACCGGCCTGCAGAAAGGTATGTCCACGCTGGAGTCCAGCATGGCGCTGGCCCAGCAGTACATCCAGAAGACGGACCCGAAAAAGGCCGAAGCAATGGCGGCCGCCACGGCCAAAATCAGCAAGGAAACAGATCCGGCTAAAGCCAAAGCGATGATGGAATCGCTGTCGCAGGCTTTGAAAACCGGCGACATCTTTGCGGATATGCAGGTCAAGGCGGCGCTTACCGCGTACCTGCAGAACAAGCAGCTGTACAACGATCTGAAATCGCAGTCCCGCAACGCGTCGGGCATTCTCGACAAGAACCTGGCCGAGCGCCGGGAAGGCTCGTCGCAGAAGTGGGCCGAGCTTTCACAGGCCGCCAACGATGCCATGCGCAGCGTGGGCGATGCGATCAGACCGGCAACCGATGCCGTGGCGCAAGGTTTGAAGACCGTGGCCCAAGGCATCACGACTGTTAGCGACAAGATGCCGAATCTGGCTATGGGACTAACGGGAGCCATCGGGGCTCTGCTGGTTGCCAAGTCAGCCTTCGGTGCATTCAAAATCGGCAAGGGCCTGATGAATCTTGCCAGAGGATCGGTCGGCGGCGGATCGGGGAAGGTCCAGCAGGTTTTTGTGACCAACGCAAAAGCTGCAGGTGTTGGCAGCACCGCAGCGACCGCGCCTGGTGACGCAGCCTCTGGGCGCAAGGCCCGTGTCGCTGCGCTGCTGGGTGTTGGCCTGACAGTGGCGTCCAAAGCCGGTGCTAAGCTGGTCGACAAGGACAAACCGGATGACGCCAAAGGTGATGATGCCAAGAACGACGAGGCCAAAGGCGCTGATGCAGACGGGGAGGCCAAAAGGCCTAAAGGGTTGCTCGGGGTTGGGTTCACGGCGTTGGAGGCGTACCGCGAAACTCTGGAGGCTGGTGCGGATTCAGATGGCGGCTCCAATGCTTCTGGCGAAGGGGGCGGCCTGCAGCGCGTCTTCGTGGTGAACGCCTCGGAGATAGGTGCCGGATCGGGTTTGCCGGGCCAGCGCGATACATCACGTAGAGGACGGCGATCAGCCCGCGCACGTCGTCGTGCAGGCGCTGGGTCTCGTCCGCCCGTCGTTTCACCGCGTCCAACTGGTGAACCGCGTAACAGGCCTGTTCCGCCGCGTCCGGTCGGTGAGCCGCGCATCCGTCCGATACTACCAAGCCCGCCCGGTGAGCCGCGCATCCGCCCGGTACCGCCAAGCCTGGACGGTGAATCGCGTATTCGCCCGGTGCCACCGCGTCCGATCGATGCTCCTCGTATTCGTCCGGCCTCACGTATGCCCATCCCTGTGCCGCCGCTTCCTGCGGCTGCTGAACGAAGCATTATGCCTTTGCTGGGCAAGATGGCAGGCAAGGCCAAGGTTTTGCCTGGCGAAGCGGTAATCAGCGCTGGCCTGAAAGCGGTCGAGCTGTATCAGTCGGATGACCCTATCGAGAAAAAACTGGAAGGGGCTACCGAAGTTGCGGGCTCCGCGCTGGGCGGCTGGGGTGGTGCTGCGGCCGGTGCGGCGATTGGCACGATGATTTTGCCGGTCGTGGGCACGGCGATTGGCGCGGCCATTGGCGGTGCCCTGGGGTCTTGGGGCGGCGGTGAGGTCGGCGGCCTGTTGGGCAAAGAGCTGTTTGGCACGCCGGAGAAAGAGAACAAGCCGGTGTCGCTGCTGGCTGCGCCTTCGGTTCCGGTCGCGCTGCCCGGCCCGGTAGTACCCACGCTGGGTGCGACGGCCAAGGCTTTCGACAACGACCGGGTGCCGCTGATGGCTCGAGGGCCAGCTCCAGCGCTGGCTCCTACCGGGCCATTGATGGGGGACGTAGGGCGGGCCATGACGGAAAAGCCAGCACTGAGTCCTGCCGCGCCGATTGTCATCAAGCCCGAAGCACCCAAGATGCCGACACCCAAGTACGAACAGCAGGTTTCGATAAATGCCCCAATAACACTGACCGTTCAAGGTGATGTGAAAGATCCGCAGCAGCTGATGCGAGATCTGGAGCCGATGATTCAGCGAGCTATGCGCGACTCGGCGCAGCAGTCGCAACGGTCGAATCTGTTTGATGCTCCGCACGTCGAGTAGGGGGATATATGGCTTATATGGATCAACTGCAGTCGGGTATGAAGTACCTGGTGGCGGCAGGTGAGTCAGGTCGTCGCGATCTGGACGGCATGCTCTCGCCGGTCAATGGCGCAATCAGCGAAATCAGTGGTGCGACCGCCGAACTTGAGGGCCTGCCCATTGTAGGCCCCGCAACCGGGGCCAAGCTTCAACGCGTGATGCGGGGTGTCAATGCGGCCCAGGCGAAGGTCGGGGCTGTGGTGTCGACATACAGTCGTGCATCAAGGGCGGCGACGCAGATTGACGAGCGCTTGGGAGTGCTCAAAGAGCAGGCAGCAAAAGCCGGGACCGCCATCAACAAGGTGGCTGGCAGTATCAGTCCCGCGCTGGCCAACGTGGTGCCCAGTTCGTCATTTGCCGCGCAGAAAACCCCGGCTGTCGAAGCGGTCAAACCGTTTGAGCATCTTCTGATCTTGCAGCCGCTGAGCGCGAAAGCCGAGCCGTACTACTTCAATCTGGACACCGCTGCGTTCGACGAACTGAGCCGTTCCAGTGAGTTCCGCTGGGCATCGCAAGAGCGTCTCACGCGTCGACCGGCACAGCAGAACATCGGTATGGGTGATGAGTCACTGACGCTCAAGGGGGCGGTGTTCCCCAACGTCAAAGGCGGGATCAAACAGCTCGATACTTTGCGTGGCATCGCAGGTCTGGGCGTGCCTCTGGCGCTGACCACAGGGTATGGGGCAGTGCTGGGTAACTGGTGCTTGAAGAAAATTCAGGAAGACCAGAGCGCTCTGATGCAAGGGGGTATCCCTCGCAAGCAGGCGTTCACGCTGGAGTTCACACGCTATGGCGACGATATGCAGAACGTCTGACGGGGATATCCTCGATACCCTTTGTTTCAACCATTACGGCCACTTAAACGGCTCTGTGGAGGCCGTGCTTGATGCCAATCAGGGCCTGGCTGATGAGGCTCAACCCTTTCGGGTGGGGCTGATCATCACTCTGCCAGACCTTCCCGCATCCTCCGACGAAACTGTAATGCTCTGGGGCTGACCTCGGTGTTACGCGTAACGAACCTTTCCTTTTGCCCAGCCCCGTCTAGTGCGGGGCTTTCTTTTGGTATCTGCGCATGAAACCCACTTTCCGGATCGTTGCCGACGGCACCGACATTACGGCGCTCATCAACGACCGATTGATCCAGCTGCGTACCACTGACAAGCCCGACATGGACTCAGATGAATTCGAGCTGCGCATTGATGATCGCGACGGTGCAGTGGCGTTGCCATCGAGGGGGGCCGATGTTGAGGTTTATCTGGGCTATGACGGCCAGAAGCTCACCAAGATCGGTCTGTACACCATTGATGAGATCGAGGTGTCTGGTCCTCCCGACACGATGGTCATCAAAGGCAAGGCCAGCAGCATGCGTGGAAGTGGTAAGACCACGCGCAGCGGTAGCTGGGAGGATGTGCCGTTGTCCAAGATTGTCAGCGACATTGCCGCACGTAATGGCTGGGCCTCAGCCTGCAACGTAGCGACAAAGGTCCCACGGGCTGACCAGCTCAACGAGTCGGATTACCACTTCATCACACGGCTGGCAAAAAAGTACGACTGCACTGCCAAGGTCGCCGACGGCAAATTGCTCGTTATGCCCAGGCAAAACGGAGTCAGCGCGTCCGGGAAAGCGTTTGGCGTTCTGGCCATCACGCGCCAAGACGTCAGCCGATGGCAGTTCAGACTGGGTGATCGTTCGACACACAAAGCCGTGTCGACGAAGCATCAGGACAAGAAGACCGGGAAGCTCCAGATCGTGAGCCTCAACAACGACACGGCTCCGGACGGTCTCCCGCCTGTTCATACCGACCGGCATATCTACCCCAACAAAACTGCAGCGGAGCAGGCCGCGAAAGCGCGTCTTGCTGCTTTCAATCGCAGCACTGCAGGCATCCGTCTTGAAATGGTCGGGCGTACTGACCTTTTCGCGGAGCGCATGATCAGCGTGCAGGGGTTCAAGGAGGGGCTTGATGGCGAGTACCTGACCGATTCGGTCGAACAGGTATTTACCCAAGCTGGCTGGTCCACCACGGCCGAGTGCAATGGTGGCAACAAGGGCAAGGCAAAAGCCAAAGGCAAAAAGAAAGCGAAAAAACCAGTCAAGGTCGTGCAGCTCTGACCATCACCTCCATCACAAATCACCCCTATTTAGGAGATATCTGAATGTCGATTACTGTGCAGCAATTGCTGCAGATCCTCCCCAACGCCAGCTCCCGAGCTGGCGTTTTTGTTCCTGTCTTAAACGTTGCGATGAGCAAATATGGCATCGTCACGAAGCTACGTATGGCGGCCTTCCTGGCGCAGGTGGGCCATGAGTCTGGCCAGCTTCGTTACGTGCGGGAATTAGGCAGTGATGCCTACCTCGAAAAATACGATACCGGACGGCTCGCCGAACGCTTGGGCAACACGCCAGAGGACGACGGCGACGGTCAGTTATATCGGGGCAGGGGGCTTATTCAAATTACCGGACGGGCGAACTACGCGGAGTGCGGCGAGGCATTGGGCCTGGATCTGCTACAGCAACCTGAACTCCTCGAGCGTCCGGAGCATGCCGCCATGTCAGCTGCTTGGTTCTGGCACCGTGCTGGGCTTAATACCTTCGCAGATAGAGGCGACTTCCTGACAATTACCAAGCGGATCAACGGTGGCACAAATGGCCTTGCCGACCGTCAGGCGCTTTACGAGCGGGCCCTGCAGGTACTGGTCTGATTGAGCTGAAGAGATAACGCAGCAGATTGAAAAAGAGCGACCAGTCGAGATGCGCCAACATCGCGACTGGTCACTGTTCCCGCAGATTACCCCTGCAAGTCCAGCCAAGGCTCCCGCTTCGTGCACAAAGCGGAGCGAGCCTAGCACCTGTTTATATATACAGTAAAGGTCTTGCTATTTATGT